CCCACGTATGGAGCTGGCTTTCCGTGAGCCGTCTAAGCGCATCACTAAAAAGAACAAGACATCCATCCGTGGTGAAGCGTTGAATACGCTCATCAACTGGAAGAACACCACCAACAATGCGTACGATGGTGAGAAGCTACACCTGATGTACCTGGACGAGGCCGGTAAGTGGGAGAGACCTACAGATATACGTGAGGCGTGGAGGATTCAAAGAACCTGCTTGATTGTAGGTAGAAGGATTGTCGGAAAAGCCCTGGTTGGTAGCACGGTCAACCCCATGGATTCTGGTGGCTCGCAGTACAAAAAGATATGGCAGGATTCCGACCCCGCTGAGCGTAACGCTAACGGTAGGACCGTGTCTGGCTTGTACAGGATATTCATCCCTGCTTACGATGCGCTCGAAGGATTCTTTGACATTCATGGTAACGCCGTGGTCGAAGACCCCGAGTCTACAGTGCAGTCCATCGACGGCGACCCTATTACTTTCGGTGCTAAGAAGTTCCTGAAGAATGAGAGGGACGCCATGAAGCATGATGCTCGTGAGCTGAACGAGTTTATTCGCCAGTTCCCCTTCACTCCCGAAGAGGCGTTCCGCGACTCTGTCGAATCCAGCCTGTTCAACATCGGCAAGATATACGAGCAGATACAACACAACGATGGGTTGTATCCCAACCCAGTCGTTGAGGGCAACTTCGTTTGGGAAGGTGGGGTTCGGGACGGTAATGTTCTGTTTCGACCAGTTTCTGGTGGCCGATGGAGGGTGGCGTGGATGCCGCCTGTTGGTATGCGCAACAAGAAGCAACACGAAAGGGGCAAGCTTGTACCACCCCACGCACACATAGGATGTGGTGGTGTGGATAGCTATGACCTTGACGCCACGGTCGATGGTCGCGGCTCAAAGGGGGCGTGTCATCTGTTCAACAAGTTCAACCTGGAGCACCCGTCAAACATCTTTGTAGCGGAGTATGTCAGCCGACCACCGATGGCCAGCATATTCTACGAGGACATACTCATGGCTGCTGTATACTATGGGTACCCACTGTTGATTGAGAACAACAAGTACGGCATCGTTCGGTACTTCGAGCAGCGTGGTTACGACGGCTATGTCATGGACCGCCCAGCTCACCTCCGCTCATCTAGCCACAGCTCCAATGTCAAGACCAAAGGCATCCCATCCAACTCCCAGGAAGTCATCCAGGCTCATGCACAAGCCATAGAGGATTACGTGCATAAGCATGTTGGATACAATGAAAACGGGGAACCTGGGAGGATGTACCTTAACAGGACCCTAGAGGACTGGATTGGCTTTAAGATAAACGACCGAACCAAGTATGACCTCTCTATCAGCTCTGGCCTCGCTCTGCTTGCATCTCAAAAAGTCAAGGAGCAAAAACCCAAAAGCAACTTCAACGAAAAGCAGTTCTTCAGGGAGTACAAGGTGGGAGGTGATGGGCTGTCAATCCTCAAGAGGCGAAAGTAGTATATTTGCATAGGTGCCTAAAAATTAGTAATGGACTACGGGAACGGTAAAGGTAACTTCGGAAATTTCCCTGACCCGTTTGCTGACCCTATGACCAAGCTGTCTCCTCAGTACGGTCAACAATACGCTCAGGCTATACATGGCCAGTGGGGCTCTATGGAGGACTCTTCCTCTCTGATGAACCGCCGCATGTATGAGTTTGAGAACAGCAGGGACTACGCAAACGGAACTCAGGACACCAGTATCTACAAATCGATACTGAACTCAATGGACCCCAACAATGGGGACGGTACACTGCTGAACCTTGACTGGTCACCGGTGCCGATTGTTCCGAAGTTTGTAAAGGTTGTTGTCAACAGGATTCTTTCACGCAAGCCATACCCTGCGGTTGAGGCTCTCGACCCTATCTCTCAGACTCAAAAGGATGAGGCTAGGTCGATGATTAACGCGACCATCAAGGACAAGGCGTTTTTGCAGGAAGCCAAGGCTAAGGGCCTTACCCCAGCTATAGACCCAGACGAGGTTCCCGACACTACTGAAGAGGCTGAGATTTTCCTGGAACAAAACCTGAAGACCAACGCAGAGATTGCCGCGCAGATGGGCACTGCTCTCACCCTGGACTGGAACAACTTCGACCAGGATGTGTACAGGAGGTCTGTTGAAGACCTGGTTGTGTGCGGCATGGGTGTGATTAAGCGCTCAAACGACCCCAACTACGGCATCAAGACAGAGTATGTAGACCCATCACTCTTCCTGCACAGCTATACCGAAGACCCCAACATGAATGATGTGGTCTACGCTGGACACATCAAGCGCATGTCTATCCAGGAGCTCAAGAGGCTTGCTGGTGATGAGATGACTGAGAAGGAGTATGAGGAGCTGGCTAGGCGTGTCAAGAACAGGACCTACAATGATTCTGCTCGATTCACCAGCGGCTCTTACGCACGCTCCGGTAGGAAGCACGCATACGGTTACGATGACTACCTGGTTGATGTCCTGGAGTTTGAGTTCCTTGGTGTTGACTGCGTGTACTACGAGAGCAAGGAATCTAAGTATGGCAACTCTGGATTCTACTTCAAGGGTAGGGATTACAAGATGCCGTCTCAGTCTGTATACGACAGAGAGCCGCACAAGATGGAGGTTCAAAGCGTTTATGGTGGCTACTACATCATGGAGACCAAGAAGCTGTTCGGGTACGGGATGAAGAAAGACATCCCTAAAAATGTGCACGATATCAGCAAGGCCAGGCTCAGCTACAGCATCGCATGCACGAACATGCGCCGCATGATGCCCAAGTCTATGGTAAGCTCAGTCAAAGGGTTTGCCGACCAGCTTCAACTCACGCACTTGAAGATTCAGCAGGCTGTTGCCAAGGCCAAGCCGGACGGTCTCATCATCGACATCGAGGGCCTGGAGAATGTACAGCTTGGTAGGGGTGGTGAGCTTTCACCGCTGCAGATTCAAGACATCTACGAGCAGACGGGTATCATGTATTACCGCTCGAAGAATCCCGAGGGAGGTTTCCAAAACCCACCCATTCGACCTATCGAAAATCAGATTCGAAACATCAACGCATTCATCTCGCTGTACAACCACTACCTGAATATGATTCGGGACGCTACAGGTATCAACGAGGTCATTGACGCCTCTACGCCTAAGGGCGAGGCTTTGGTTGGTGTTCGTCAGCAAGCCATCGCAGCGGGCAACAATGCGCTGTACGACATTACCAACGCTTCGCTTGTCCTCTACCGTAAAGTGTGCGAGGACGTAGTGAAGTGCCTGCAGATTCTACCTGAAGAATCAGTGCTGTACAAGGCGTACATGAATTCTATCGGAGAGCACAACATGGAGATTCTGACATCGTTCAGGGATTTGCCGATGTACAACTTCGGCGTGCGTGTCATTAAATCAATGAGCGATGACGACAGAGTGTTCCTGGAGCAAAACCTCCAGGCATCACTCGCACAGAAGGAGATTGATTTGGAGGACGCTATGGCTGTGCGTGAAGTCAAGGATATTGACCAGGCGCAAAGGCTGCTTATCATCCGTAGAAAGAGGAGGCAGAAGCTTATGCAGCAACAGCAGCAGCAAGCTATCCAAATGCAAGCTCAAGCCAACGCACAATCTGCGCAGGCAGCATCGCAAGCTAAGATGCAGGAGATGCAAATGCAGGGCCAGATTGAGGTGCAGAAAATGCAGGTCAAAGGTCAGATTGAGGTGCAGGTCGCAGCGGCTATGCATGAAATGAAAAAAGAGCTGGAGGAGATTAAGGCTCAGGCTACCCTTGGATTCAAGACCGACGACAAGGAATTCCGCGAAAAGTTGGAAGTTCTCAAGGAGGATAGAAAGGACGAGAGGGTCAAGAAGCAAGCTTATGAGCAGGGTCAGCTTATCGCACAAAGGCAAGGCAAAAAGCCACCGATGGAGCCACCCTCCTCTGATGATGGTATTCAACAATTCTTAGAAGGGCTAACCTAATGGCATCAATTGTAAATCTCGACGTAGCCAAAAGGCTCGACATCACCTGCCGCAAGGGGGATACGTTCAATCTTGTCATTAACGTAACCGACTCTAGTGGGAGCGCTGTTGACCTCACCACATACTCAGCGTTTAGGATGGAGGTGCGTGAAACAGACACCTCATCCGAGGCCACCATTATTGATTCGCAAATCACCATTACAGGTACCTCTGGTGGGGTTATGACCGTCACCATCCCGAGTATGGTTATGGATGACATCTCAAGTGGTTTGTATGCTTACGACATTGAGACCATCAAGGCGGGCGTAACTCAAACCTGGCTTACCGGTGTACTAAAGGTTAATGAGGACGTTACGGTATGAGTAGCATAAGTCTAGGTATATCATCGACCACGAACGTAGTCACCCTTGTTTTAGAGCCGCAGAATACGCTAAGTATTAGTACTGCTGGTTCTGTCACCCCTACGTCTGTACTTGACCTTACGGATGTAGACGCCAGCTCCATCACTAACGGTCAGGTTCTGGTGTTTGATTCAGGAACTGGAACCTTTACCCCTGGGGATGCTGGGGGTTCCGATACTAACATTGGCAACACGGACCAAACCCTTACTGGTGCTCGTGATGTCGAGCTAGATGGCAACAACCTTACGTTTAGTCAAGGGGATGTCGTCAGGCACACCATCTCACCAACCCTTGGTGCCACTTTTTTTAGGGGGGTATTCATTGATGGTGATAATTCCGACGGAGGTAAGTTAAGCCTCAGAGAAGCGTCTCCCAACGGCACGAGCATTTTCAGTTTCAGTGCGCCCGCATCTCTTGCCTCTAACGTAGAGTTTATTCTACCAAGCGCTGATGGAAGTGACGGTCATTTCCTGAAGACTGATGGTTCTGGTAACCTTAGTTTTGCTGCCCCTAGTGGCCTTAACAATGTAGTAGAGGACACCTCCCCACAGCTTGGTGGGCATCTAGACGCTCAGGCAAACAACATCACTAATCTCGGCAGAATAAATGGTACTGATGCTGCTACGATTATATCAGGTGCTGCTGCTGGTGCGACAGCGCTACAAGATGTAGTGGATGACACGACCCCACAACTTGGTGGTGCTCTTGATACTAATGGCAATGCCATTCAGTTTAGAGATACTGGTAACACCAATTATGTTGAGCTTAAGGCTTTTGCCACTGACCCCGCATCTAATGTTACGTTCTATTTGCCAATAGCCGATGGAACTGCCGGTCAAGTATTAGGGACTAACGGCAGTGGTAAGTTGAGCTTTACTACTGTTACAAGCGCTACAGGAAACGAGCTGGAGAACGTAGTTGAAGATACTACCCCACAGCTTGGTGGAAATCTAGACGCTCAGTCTAACAACATCACCAACCTTGGTAGCTTAAACGGTACCGCTGCGTCTAAAATTATATCCCGTAGTCTTACTGTTGCCTGCTCCGACGAAACATCGGATTTGACCACGGGTACTGCCAAGGCTACATTTCGCATGCCTGAGGCGGCAACTATTACTGGGGTAAGGGCGTCCGTTACAACGGCTCCCGCTGGGTCTGTGCTTACTGTTGATATCAATGAAGCTGGCACATCTATCCTCTCTACTAAGCTAACCATAGACGCTGGGGAGAAAACCTCCACAACAGCGGCAACAGCCGTAGTGATATCAGACACTTCTGTCGCTGATGATGCAGAGATGACTGTTGACATTGATGGCGTTGGCTCATCAACCGCAGGTGCAGGTCTTAAGGTTACTATTTACTATACCCCTGCCTAATGTTCCTGATAAACTCATACGTATATCAGTCATTTAGTGGATTGGATTTAGCAGACTATTCGTCTGACAGCCCTGTACTAGCGCTCAGCACTAGACGGATTAACAGTGGGTATACCGGACCTCTAATACGTTTGCGTAGAAGTACAGACAGCACTGAGCAAGATTTTGGGTCTGGCCTTGGTATGGGCGAGACTGTAGACTACTCTGCTATTGACACGTTTCTTAGCGGTGGCACTGCCCACGTAGTAAAGTGGTATGACCAGAGTGGTCAAAGCCGAGATTTGGTGCAAGCCACTGCTAGTCGCCAACCACTATTCAATGCTGGTGCAACTACAGGCCGTGCAGTGGAGTTCACTGGTACCTCCAACTGCTACATGCACAGTGTAGCCGATATATCGGGTGGTTTTTTTAGTTCTGGACCTGCGGTGAGTGCACACCTTGCCACAGATAACAATGACAACGGTTTCTGTAGTCAGATGGCTATTGGAAATGGACCAAACAATCAAGGGCAAACAACGTATTTTAGAACCAACAGGTACGGCACCAATAATCGCTTTGCTTGGGAAGGAGCTCAACTTTCTACTGGTGGCAACCCTACAACCTCTGGCAATGAATATGGTTACTTTCATCATGATGGCTCCACTATGCGTGTGGACCTTAATGATACTGAGAAGGGAACTAGAGCCGACGCCGACCCATCCGCTGCTGCAGGTGACAACTTTCACTTAGGGGGTGATGCTAATAGACACTTTTATGAGGGCTACATCTACGAGCTAATCATTTTTTTTTTTTCTTAATCTACAGCTAACAGTGATGCCATCCGTGAGGACATGAACTCACAATACAGCCTATACACCTGATGAAAATCATACGCCTATACCAAGAGCTTTCTGCTCAGCACATACAGCAACTTGCCAACTGGATTAGCACTGTAGAGCAGCGCTATGATGATGGGCAGGTCACATC